CATTTAATTTATTGTGGTGGTGTTTAAATGGACGTGTGCAAAGATAAGTATTTGATTTAATAATGGATGGCTTAAACGCGAAAAGAGCGGGTATACTTAAATGTATATCCGCTCTTTTGCTTGAAATGTGGTGTAAATATTATAATAGGTTACAAAAAAGGTGACAAAATAGGTGACAGTTTTAGTTAGTGAAATGTGTTTTTTAGGTGAATATTTCTTTGTTACTTTGTATTGTAATTTACAACTATGCGAAGAAAAGAATTACTCATAAAACGCGACCAAGCAATTGTTACTAAGTTTCACGAACTTTATGACGTGAAACGCATGCGCATGGATGACGTTTTACGAATAATGTCTGAGCAACATTTCTACCTTGATACTACCTACATTTATGCTCGTATATTCTACTGTAAAGAGAATTATGAGTACTATAATAGCCTACTTGATGCAAAACAAAAGGCTAAACTTCAACCTCAAAATTGAGTGATTCACCTGTGGGGTGAACAATCTCGCCAGTACTGATAGTTATTTCATTGACATCTGCATCGTTATACTGTGGCATGGCACTGATATCATCTACTGTGCAATTGAATGATATACGGTACAGGTTACCGGCATCTCCACTATCCTCACGTTTCATGTCTACACGACGCATGCCACTGTAGTTGGCACCTGAATTACCGTGGAATAGTTTGTGTATATCGGTTAGTCGCTTCAGGAAGTCTAATGCACTATCTTTATTGACTGAACCTACATACGTATCGCTGAATGTTTCGAAAAACAGATAGATGTCTATTTGTGTGTTGCAGGTTTGGCCTAGTAGGCCTTTATCCTCTGTATCCAACATATTAAAGGCTATGAATGCAGCGGGTGTTGGGAATGGTAGTTCTGAAGTAAGGTAACTTACTTGTTCATGCCAAAGGTCGCACCATTCTATTGATGGGATGTTTTCCGTTATCTGTTGGCTTAGTTCTAAATATAGATCGCTCCAGTATTCCATAATGGTATCGTTTAAATGCTATTTATATAGTATTGGTATTATTTGAAGTTGTTTGAATGTGGGTGTTCGACTGATTCGCGGAACTGTATTTCTACCTGACCTAACCACCATTTATCGAAACCTGACATCATTATTTTACTTTCGCCCATGTATTGATGCTTTGGTATATTTATCTTATGGCCTACAGGAAGCAATGCCATTCGTCTAAAGAACATTGCTTTTACACTTATAGCCTTGTTTGACTTATTGTAAGATGCTGCTGTACCTTCTTTGTTTAGCTTTACTTTTCCACTGAATTCGTAGAACTTTGCCCAAAAGAATTTTTTCATCTGGCGTGTTACGGTTATAGTTCCACCGTTGTTTTGTATCTCAGAGTATTCAGTATCTGATTCGATTACTATACGACGTTTACTTTGTTCGGCTTTGCGTATGGACTGCATGAGTACTCCACGGTTGTACATGGTACGTTTACCGGCCATTGGGTTTGATGTTTTAGACCATGATACGAATGATGTATCGGTGAAACCGCCTTTTACAAATGATTCTTTGAAAAACTTTACGGATTCTGACGCGGCATAACGTTCGGCATTGGCGGTTAAATCTTTAGCCATTGCAAAAAAATTGGGTACTTTGTTTTTTTTATCCATAAATGTTGTATATTTGCACTCGATACAAAGCACTTCGGTACTGAGTATCTCCAAAGCGGATGGTAAATTTATTTACCGTCCGCTTTCTGTTTTAGCTTATTCAGGAAGCTTTCGAAGTCTTTACCGGCTATTTGTTTGCGGGTAATTTGTGCTACTTTGCTGCCTTTGATAATGATTACGCGCTCAATAGAGCTATTACGTTCGCCAGTGAGTGACCCGGATAACCTTCTTTTAATGTATTCGTCGGTAAATTGTGCCGTTGAAACGTCCAAAACAACTGTGTTTGCGCCTTGTTTGTCGGCACTTTTTATGTTGTTTTGCATGAAATTATCGAACTTACTTTCGCCTAAATAGGTTTTTAAATCGCCCAGGTTATTGGGTGATCCGATTCCAAATTCGGGGTTTTTGTGGTTTTGCACTATTCCACCTTCGATATGGTGACGAATGTACATATCCTTACCCAATTCGTCGGCTATTTTCTTAGCAACTGCAATATTCTGACTCATATCGGCTACGTGTGCAAAGTCGTTTACTAATACTTTATTGCCTGATTTTGTATCAATAGCCTTATTGTAAGGTGAAAATTGTTTCATTAATTCGGTGTTTTGACGCACTATTTGTATTGATTTTCCGGTGATACTTTCGAAATAACTGTGCTGATCGGAAATAAGTGTACCTGTAGTGTACGCATTTGTTGCCCATTTGGCATTGATGTTTGTCAGACCATGTTTTGTAACTTCATCGGTTGTTTGTTCCAACCAACAGCGGCAACCAGGGTCGAACGGTGGTGTGTGCGTGCATTTGTTTACCGGCATAACTACACCTTCGTTTGCAGCATGTGACTCGCGAACATTCTCATCCTGCATAGTTCTTACTTTCAGGTTCGGGTATATGTCGATGTCTGCATTGAACTGAATAAAATCTTTAGCTGTGCTCGTTTTATTTGCAACAAACTTTGATTCAACGTTCATGTAGGTTTCATTGTGGAGGTTCACCAATTTTTTAGCCTCTGATATAAATACATCCTTATCTGATACTGACCGTTTAAGGTCATTTAAATGCTGCATCAGGTTGTTAGACTTTGCACCTGAAAACTTCAACAGGTTTTCGCGGAACTGGCGTGTTAGTTCCTCATCATAGTACCCTTTACCCCATGCAGCTTCAGCGGCCTTGCTTAGTGATGCATAGTTCTTCAGCACTAAATCTTTGTCGAGGTCTGACGGCTTTACTTCACCGTTGTAGATTTGGTTTGCAAGGCGTTCGATGGCTGCATCCCATGTGGCAGCATTCACCCCCTTCGACAGGCTCATGGAACTAGCGTAAATGTAACTTTTTGCGCCCGCTACGGACGCATTAGGCTTTTTTTTTTGAGTCTCCTGTACCTGAGGTGTAGCTGCAAGTGTTTCTTTTACAGTTGTGATTGGTAATCCGGTAAGTTCGGCAAGTTTTTCAGGGTCAAAATTGAATGCTGTAGACAAGTCTTTTACGGCTTGTATCTTTTCTTTTAGCGTAAGCGTTTCAGTTTCATCCCAATCGAATGTAAGGTTAGCCAATGGCGCATACACAGAACTCAACTTCACCAATCGTGGCATTATTTCCTCATTCATGTAGAATTTAATAATCAACTTGTCAACTTGTATGCGATACTTCAACTGCCGTTCGTGTATTTCGGCTGCACCTACAAAGCTTTTTTCGTCTGTTATACCTGTACCTCCAAGTATCCGCTTGCTTAACTGACTGTCGCAAAATAGGTTCAACTTATCAAATGATTGATAGCCATCTGCATTAGTATCTTTGGCAATTTCAACCTTTTCGTTGCCCTTTAGAATGGCAAAGTGATTGGAACGGAATGACGTGAGCATTTTAAAAAGTTCCTGAGCGCGTGCATCGTCCTGACGGTCGGTAATGGCAAATACGGCAGGTACACCGAATTTTTCGATATAACTCATCCAAGAACCAAGACCAAGCTTCTTGGCCAGAATAATCATTGCTAACTCGTTGAGCATTCCTAACTCATAGTCGTTACCAATCTGCACATAATAATTGGCATACGTTCCGGACTTGTATGATACGCCGGTAGTGTCGTATTCTTCTTTCACTACTATACCTTTAACCGGTAAGAAGTTTGATTGTGGAATCTCCGTTACACAGTTCAGTTCGCCTTTGTCGTTCAACTCAATCATTTCAATAAGCTTTGTACCGTCGAAAGTACGCATACCCATTAGGCGAATTATATCTATATACCAAGGCCTTTCAAATAATTTATGCGCTTCCTCATCTTCTTTTTTTGATTTATCTTTTAGGTTGAAAGGAGCGCATTGTATTGGAAGTATGCGGCCATCAATGCATGATAACAGGTGTAAGTCTAATTTTAATGAGGCAAAAAAACGCATAAGTAAGCCGCGACGCGGGTCATCCGTAGCCGTTGCAGCCATGACGGCCGTAACCCAGTCGTCAATGGTTTTTGACGTGAAGTTAGTAGGTTGTTTTGTCCAGTCTAGTTTGCTAGCTGCATCTGTGCGTTTGTAATACTCACTGAATATTTTACCGCTATCTGCTTTGCCTAGAATGGAGGTAATTGCAGAATCAATAAATCTATCGAATATCTTAGCCATAGTGTTTAAATGCTATTTAAATGAAATTACTTTTGTTAGTTGTATTGCCGTAAAGGACCGGTGTTGTTTCGCCTGAAGCATCGGTTTGAAGTGGCACGCCTACCAATGACATTGCGCCTGATTGAATGCGTTCCAACTGCTTTGTGGCATCGGACATGAGCGTTACATAGTCTTCGGGAACTTTGCGCGCTGCGTTGCGTTTTACGGCACGATAAACGACAATTTGAGCTATGATTTGCTTTAATATTCCGCTGGCCAGTGGTGTAGTTTCTGCGAATATCAGATCGGTTTTATACCTACCGGTAATATATGATATGACATACTCAATGGCTTTTGATTCTATGCCATCCAATATGTCTGAATTGCCTGCTATGTTAGCTGTACTTTCGTCGAGAAAGCGTTCTTGAATGACTTGTGCAAGGTCATTTTCATCAATGTATTTCATTTTATCTGATATTATAAGTGACTGTCATTTTACCTGTGTTCCAGGACTGATCTGTTTCGCGTCGTGTTGGAGTTGAGTACTTTTCGAGAGCTTCCAAAGCTTCAGTATCGGCATCCGGTGAATCGTCGTGTTCGGTACTTCCTTCTTCTACGGCGCAAAGCTGCATAATTCCAACCTGGGTATCTGAGTGGCTTTTCAGCTTTTCGTTGTAATAAATACGTCCATTTTGGTAGTATGGTTGTTTGGTAATCATACGCATGAGCTTATTTACTTTAGCAACCAATACTTTCATAAGATTTAAACAGATTCCGTATTCATATTCCACCTCATCAATGGCTCGTTGTACTTCACCGTTCCAAAATTGTGATTCATATTGAAATAATGCATTAGTTCCAATTGGTAATTTTTTCTTGAAATCACACATCCATGCAACTGCCTGTTTCATTTTAGATTGTTTGACATAGCAGTCGATCAGCCAGAAATTATTGTCGGTTGATAAACCCCATGCTTTGCAAGCATTATAGTCGGAGGTATCGTTGTCGGTATATGCTATATCCCAATGAATAATAATCATTTTGAACTCATTTAATGCCGGCATTTTACCCCACTGTATTTGTTTTTCGCTGAATATCTTACCCTGTAGGATAGATTCATGCAAATACTCTGAGTAAGCGGCAGGTATACCCATGTTTTTCTCCTGAAGCATATAATACTCGCGGCTATACATGGCAGGCCATGCAGGTTCATAGGTTACTTTGTTGTATGCTTTCACCTGATTGACTTTCCAGTCGGGGTGTTTTTCCTGTAGAATGGTTTGGGTCATAACCCTTGCAAACTTATTGTTGGCATACAGTAACCGGCGTTTGTTTCCGGTCATGGTTGGCAGGATATCGCGCTCAATTTGTTCGGCCTGTTTGCGCATTCGTTTTGGGTTTCCGATTGTGTCAGGGGTTTCCAAATCATCAATAACCCATAGGTTTGGCCGACGGTGTTTGATACGTACGCCGCGTACTTTCTTTTTAATACCGAATGCCTTACCAATAAATCGTTGGTCTAATGTATTGAAGTTTCCAAACTCCCATGAACCCTCACACTTTTGTACTCCAAAATCGTGAATGAGCAATTGGTTACCTTCTAACTCAGCTTGAATATCGGCAAGAAGTTCCTGGGCACGTTCAACAGAATCGGACATAAGGCAAAGAAAAACATCCTCACCGCGCATCCATAACCACAATGGAATAATAACATCGCACCAAACTGACTTAGCCGCTCCACGAAACCACTCAAAGAACATTATAATCAGATCATCGTAGGCTACTTCATTAGCTGCCATTTTCTGAAACTCGGCACATTCGGCAGTTGCATAGTGTGGTAGGTATGTTTCTACCATATAGACAATATCAAGTATTGCCCGCTTTTTGCGTGCCTGTTGTTCCGCTTTAGTCTCGAATGGGTTTACATCGTTTGACTTGCTTGTAATGTCAAGCTTAGCGAGGTATTGTTCGGCTAGTAGTTTGTCCTGGACTCTTTTTGTTGCCATAGTTTATTATTTGGGGACTTTGGAGACGGTTGTGACGGTGTTATCCTAGCTCCTGTGTCTTTTTGCGAATATAGTATTGTTGGAAAGCGATAGTTTTTTCAAATAACTCAGGGTCGTGTTGACGCATGTCGGTAAATAGATCGTCCATCATGTTGATAAGTTCGCCCAGGGAGTATTTATTGTCTTTCTCCATCTCTCGAAGCGTTTTAGCCCACTTTGCTGAATTATCAGATAAGCGGTTAGCCTCAGATCGCAATTCAGCCTCTAATTTCTTATCGGTTGTCTTTACAGCATCACGTATTTCGTTTTCAATGTCTAAGCGACGTTCGGAATTAAGCCGGATTATTTGCTTGATGTTTTCAACCTCTGTACGTGATGACTGTTGTCGACCTTCACGTTGTTGCTTCCAACCTTCGGTGCGTGCCCAATCTGAGATAGTTTGTTCAGTAAGTCCAAGCAATTCGGCAGTTTCCTTTTGTGTTTTCCCCTGAATAACTATGTACTCATAAGCTGTAAACTTCAACTTTTGATATTCCTCTTTAGATAATTGTGGTTTACGAGGTGGTTTTGGAGTGTTGCGCTTCTGTTTCTTCATGGAATTACTTCTTTTTTTATGCAAAGTTGTACCTATTTACGGGTATTTGCAAAACATGATTTTATCTACTATAAAAATTTTATGTTGAATTATAAGATTTTTATGTTGTACTATAAAATATATAAGTGTATGAAATACTGATTTTTATAGACGAAAATAACGCTTTACATTTGCCTCGAAATCAAACAACACGAAGTGGTATCAACTGATATCAAGTCTTGTCAGAAAAAGAAATATACGGTAAATGTATTATCATCTATTCTCTTAATTATTCGTAAAAACAGAATTATGCCAGGATTACAAATTAGTATTAAAGCGGAAGGAACTCAAGGCCGAGTTGCCATTATTGGTAACATATCAGAATGGAATCAAAACAATGCCATTGATTTCAGGGAACGATGCCAGGCGGTGAAGGATGCCGGGGCAACCTCATGCCATGTGTACATTATGACTAATGGTGGTGACTGTTTTCAGGCGAATGAGATTTACAATATCCTGGTTGAGCTATTTGGTGAGTATACCGGTGAGGGTGGAGCTATTGTTGCGAGTGCAGGAACTTACCTTGCTGTAAAGGCTTCGAATTTCACCATGGCTAAGAATGGTCAGTTTATGGTTCACAAACCTTCCGGTTATGTTGGCGGCGATGAGACTGAAATGGAAAACTATTTGAAGTTGCTCAAGAACATGACTACCTCTTACTACGAAACCTATAAGGCTAAACTGAAAAAGCCTGAAGCTGACTTTAAAGCTAAATGGGATGGTGGTGATTTTTGGATGACAGCACAGGAAGCAAAAGACTGGGGTTTTATTACTGACATTAAAGAACCTGTAAAGATTACCAAGGCTTTGGCAGATTCTATCAAAGCAATTGGTTCACCGCTAAATTTCTCACCCGAGGATATTATTAATTCACAATCAAATATTGAAAAAGAAATGAATTTACAAGCTATTGCTCTCACGCTCGGCTTAGATGCTAATGCATCCGAAGCTGATATCACTGCCCGTATTGCTGCTAATGCAAAGAAGGCTGCTGATTATGATGCCTTAGTAGCTGCTACAGCTCAAAAGGAAAAAACAGAAAAAGCGGATAAAATCAAGGCTACCCTTGATAAGGCCGAAAAGGAACATCGCATTAAAGCGGACACACGTGCTAACTGGCAATCAATGCTAGAAGCAAACTATGAAACAACTCTGAAAGTACTTGACAGTATTCAGGCTGTTGAAAAATTATCGACTGAAATTATTGCTTCAGCTGATGGCTTAGGTAAAACTTACCAAGGTAAGACTTTCGAACAATTACAGGATGAAAATCCTGATGCATTGGAAGCATTGATGAATGAAAATAAGGCTGCATACGATGCTCTTTTCGCAGACTATAAGACTCGGAACAAAATAAAATAAACCAGCCGACTTAAAACTAACTTTCCCAAAGTTGAAAGAAACTTTGGGAAAGTATATGGAAAAGAAGGTATAAAAAAGATTGAATAATTATGGCTACAACTGAAACCGGCAACTGGTTAAATCAATACGTTGCACCTCAATTGCTTCTTGAATTCAAGAACGATAAGGATGATTTTTTAGGCGTGTTGCCGGGTGCTAATCCAGCCGCTATCACTGCCGATGGTCTTCGCTTCAATAAGCTGATCAATAACGTAGGGTTCTATGTGAACAATACTGAAGGATTCACAGCTAAGAAGATGACAGGTTCAAAAACTTTTGTTCCATGGGAAAAGTATGATACTGACCCAACCGAAGTGGATGACGCTGAAATTCGTGGTTTGAATTATGATAAACGTAATATGACCCGTGTTGCTCACTCTCAGGCTATGCGCCGTGGTATTCGTGACCATGTGATGTTTAAACTGGCTCCCGGTGATGATACTAGTGCAGACATGCCAGTTATGCGCACTACAGGTGCTGATGATGGTACCGGTCGTAAACGTTTGACGTTTGCTGACCTGATTAAGTACCTGGAAAAAATCAAAGGATTGAACTTACCTGACGAAAGCCAGTATTTTATGATTCTTTGCCCTGAGCACTCAACTGATTTGATGCTTGACCGTGATTCAGCGGCATATTTTGCTGATAAAAACATCTTCTTTGATGTGACTACCGGTAAAGTGAAATCTGTTATGGGCTTCAAGTTCTTTGAAAACAACGCCGTATTGGCTTATACCTCTGCGGGTGTGAAGAAAGCCAAAGGTGCTGCGCTTGGTGCTACTGACCGTCGCGCATCGATGTTTTTCTATGCTCCTAACTCAGTGTATCACTTGGATAGCGTGAAAATTCTGTACAAACCGGAAACAATTGATACCAATTCAGCTGATCCGAAATCTGAATTCAGACTTCAGGTGTATGGTTTGATTGACCGCGTATACGAATATGGATTCGGTGCATTGGTTAGCGGAATTGTAGCGTAACAGACCACCAGTTATCAGTAAACAGTTATCAGTAATCAGTTTTAAACCTGACGGCTGATAACTGAATACAAATTGTAAAAAAGATTAGTATTCATTTTTTCATAAAACATATATGGAAACAAAAGCGAAATTAAATGTAGTGTCGAAAGATGATCAAAAGGCAATTGCTATTGATATTTTGAAACGCTACCCAAAGGCACAAAAGGTGTCGGTTGCTTCGGATGGTCAGGCTTTTATTACCGATGATGGTGATGCGGCTGCAAAGAACCATTCAAAGGTAAATATCTACGGTAAAGAGTTGGAATTGTCAGCATTTACCCGCGATGGATTGAACGCCCCCCCTTCGGCAAGCTCAGGGAACGGCTCAGGGAACGGTCTCAAGAAAGCTGATGAATTGATTGCAGAAATTAAAGCTGCAACTACAGTGGAACAAGTTGCTGAGTTATTGGCCGGCGATACCAGAACTACAGTTGTAGCAGCTGCCGAAAAACAAATCAAAAACATTAATACTCCAGCGTAATGAGTTTCAATGGTACATCGATAAATAAGCTGAATGGTGGTTTAGGTCGCACATCTGACAATGAGGATAGGGTCATTGTTTTGGTGTGCGGTTTAACTACAACGGGCACTGTAGTACACAAAACTGTGTATGAATTGCTCGACATGACAGCGGTAGAAGCATTGGGCATAACTGCCGCTAGTGATGCTTTGAATGGCGAACTAACTCATTATCATTTGAGTGAAATGTTTCGCTTGTGCCCCGGATTCACATTCCATTTATTGCCTGTGGCTAAAACTATTACGGTTGCCGATTTGGTGGCTGATGTTGCCATTCTTGGTGCAATTCGTGGTATTAAAGACAGGAATATAATCGGTATTTCGGGAATTACTTCGGCTGCGCTGGACGTGATAAACGTGGATGTGTTGGCGTTGCAAGGTATGGTGAATGCATTTGCATTGGAGCATATCCTGATTGACGGTGTGATACTGGAAGGTATAGCTAAAACATCAGCTGGGAATTTCTTTGCTGCCGGTGTAGATATATTCGACCTTAGAACTTTGGTTGCTGCCAATGTAAGTGTAGTGGTGGGAAGTGACCCGGCACAAATGGCATTGAATGCGGCTTATGCAAAACGCGCTGCCGTTGGTACTGTATTAGGGATGGCAGCTGTGCGGAAAGTTCATGAGGACTTGGGTTCTGTTGATATTGAAGTGAAGCCGTCGAGCCGTAAGGGTGAAGAAAGTTACTCACTTACCGATCAGATAACCGGGCGTTGGCTTTCGGCCTCGTTGAGCGATGGAACTCCATTTGCCAACCTGACACTGGCACAGCAAAAGGCTTTGAGTAATAAAGGCTATATCTATGTTGGCTCTTTTGCTGACTTTAGCGGCTTTTATCTTTCGGGTTCTGCTACGGCAGTGACCATTTCGAGCGATTACGCTTACTTCAATCTGAATTGTATTTGGAACAAAGCGGCTCGTATCATTCGCCGTACGTTGATTCCGAAGGTTCGTTCTAAAGTTCCGAAAGAAACGTCGACCGGCTATATTGCTTCAACATGGATTTCGAGTGCGCAACGTGCTGTACTGGACAAATTGCAACCAATGATCAATGCCGGTAATATTGATGCTGCTGATGTGTATATCAATCCCGCTCAAGTGGTGAATGAAAGTACTCCAATGGCTATCAAGGCACAGGTACAAGTTGGTGACATTGTTCACGAATTTGATGTTGACTTAGGTTTAACTTCTAAAATTGAATAGTGATGAATAAACCAACTATTGTAAACAAATTAGGCAAAATGGCCGGATGGAACTCCATCACAATGAACCTACTTGGTCGTAATGTGGAAGGATTCACAGAGTTGTCGTATGATGATTCGGTGGAAATTGAAGGTGCGCCAGGAGCGGGTATGTTTTTCGTAGGCTACGGTACAGGAAAATATGCTGCAAAGTGTTCGATAACGCTTTATACAGAGGAATGGAACGCCATTCAGGCAGCATTGCCAAAAGGCAGCATGTTGAGCGATATCAAACCTTTTCCCATCATTGTGGAATACGAGTACGATTTCAAGAAAGTAACTGATATCATCCCTTATTGCATGATTCAAGGTCGCGGTGTGGCTGTGAAGCAAGGCGATAAAACGATAGGTTACAAATCCGACTTGTTTGTTGGTGGAAAAATTGAGTGGAACGTGTAAACGGTGATCAGTTATCAGTAAACAGTGATCAGTAAAATGGTCACTGTTTAAATACTATTTAAATAACAAAATACAAATTCAAAAAATACGATTATGAAATCAAATTTCAAATTCAAGTTATTGCTTTTAGTGGCTGTGATGGCTACAGCGTTTTTCTGTTTTGGTAACGCTCAGGCGTGTACTTCAGTAGCGCATTTTGCGCAAAACATTTCGAGTGAACATGTGGGTTATGCATTGGCCGCTGTGGCTATTGTTCCACTTAGTGAGTATGTGAAAACTAATTGCACTATTACGGCTGATCAGATCAAAGATTTGACCTTAAAGCATGGTAAAATAAAGATTATGACAGTTGTTGTTGAACCACCTACTTACGACGAGAAAGGTAATATTACAGATAAAGGTGAATTCTATAGTTATGCTGTGAAACGTCCGGATGCTAGTGTTATCAGATTATTGGTTGATTATGCCGAAAAAGGTGATAATGATGGATATTTGAAATGTGTTGTAGCTAATCTGATTGTTGCCGGTGATTTAAATATAATCGAAAGCGATGGTCTAGTCTATGTCGGCCTTATTTCTGAGGCTAAACAGATGGTGAAGCCTTATCAAAGTTTTTTAGTCAACGCATAAAGAGAAACGTTCGAGAAATCGAAAGTAGTCTGATAAAACAAGGCGATGCCATCATCCGTAAGGAATATGGCATTGAGCCTGAAACATTGGACTACGAAAGGTGGTGTAAGCTTTATGCTGAGTTCTTGTACATGAACAAAGTAAACCACGCAAATAAAAAATCGGCCATCATATCAGCGGCCAACGTAATAGTAGAAGCATTCAACAATGTCAGCTCAAACAACCCAGTGGATTCTTGAACTTATAGATAAAGTAACCGGTCCGATGAAAGGCGTTACAACCTCTATTGAAAAACCGCTTGCCGGTATCAATAAGTTGGAACTAAGTTCAGGTAAGGCAATGGATGCTATATCTAGTCAGGTACCTGGCGTTGGTAATGCAATAGGAATGTTGACAAATCCATATATGTTGGCCGCTGCGGGGGCTGCCGCTCTTGGGGCAGCTGCTTACAAAAGCATTGATATGGCACTTGGTTGGGACAGTGGACTTGCCAAAATAAATGTAACCGCTCAGTTGACAAAAAAAGAACTAACCGGTTTGTCTGATGAGCTGCTTACAATTGGTAAGGACAATGTTGCCCCAATAGAACAAATACCCGATGCATTTAATAAAATTATCAGTGCCGGTTTGGATGTGAACACATCGCTTCAGGTACTTGAGCCAACATTGAAAGCTGCAAAGGCAGGTTTTACGGATGTGGGCGAAACCGGAAAGGCTGCTGTAGCTGTAATGAATTCGAGTGGTGAAGGCATCACGAAAGTATATGATGTGCTTTTTGCTACTTTGAATAAAGGTAATGCCGAATTTGGTGACGTAGCTCAATACTTGCCGAAACTGATACCAATGGCACGAAATGCGGGTTTTGCACTTGGTGAAACAGCGGGTGCATGGGCTTACCTTACTGCCCAGGGACAAACTTCGGAACGTGCCACTACATTGGCACAAAATGCAATGAAAGCATTGGCCGACCCTGTAAAGATTGCAGCATTCAAACAAATGGGTATTAATCTTTACGATAGTCACGGTAAGATTTTGCCACTTGTAAGCATTATCGACAAACTTTCGTTGAAAACAAAAGGACTTAGTGACCTGAGTAGAGCAAAGTTTTTCGGTAATATCGGTTTAGATCAGGAAGCGGCTTCATTCTTTGCAACGGCCACTCAGGATGCACAAAAGTTTAGAGAAACGATTGATTTTACAACGAATAGCCAGGGACAACTTGGTGAGGCGTATAAGAACTCAATGACTCCGCTTGACAGTTGGCATCAGTTGACAAATATGCTTCAGGGAAGTATGATGCAGCTTGGAGCGAAAGCATTACCGGTTATCAATTCTATAGGTCAAGGGATACTTGATACAATCGCGTATTTCAAAAACCTGTACAACGAGTCGGCATTGTTCAGAGATATTCTTTCAGGGTTAGGTTATTTGGTTGAAGTCAGTTTTAATGCCATTGTTCGCCCAATACAAAATGCCTGGTACTTTGTAAAAGGTTTGTGGGGCGATATCACTTTACTTATTACGCAGATTGGTGCGCTTGGTGGTGGATGGGAAAACATGTACGCTAAAATAAAGCCAATTGTGTACTACATGAAAGATTTATTCGGTCAACTGGCCACTATCATGTACAAAGTGATTACGTTGGATTTTAAAGGGGCTGTTGAGTCGTTCAAAGCATTTAAAATGCCAAACATGGCCGATATGCAAAAGCGCGTAACGGCCGACAATAACGCTTCAAAAATCAGTGATGATAAGAAGTCGATTGATTTGTCGAAAAAAGGTGTAACGCCAATTATACCAACTAAAAATTTGGATTTTGGAAAATCAGGTTCGGGCAAAGGCGGCCTATCAGGTTCGGGCGGTGGTGTAGGTGGTGCAAAAACCATTAATCAAAAGATTGAAATTAAAAATTACTTCAATGTATCAGGCGGTGGAGATGTGCAGTCGATAGCCGAAACGGTTATCCGCGCCATTAATGACAGGCTAAGGGATGCAACGGTAGCACTTCAGTGATAAGTGACCCCCAACCCCCTAAAGGGGGCTTAAAGAAAGAAAAATGAACGACTATAACCCTATTATTAGTATTGGTACTGCGGTTGCATTGCTGCAAGATGTATTTGGACAGCCGGTATATTATATCCCTGGTATCAGCAACGATGCTGAACCGGATATGAGTTACAACATGTCTGTAGCCAGTGCTGAGGAATATGATCGGTTGAGTCAGTTTGGTACTCCTGTAGTGGGAACTTTCACCATAAAAGGTGGAAATTATAAGGTTTATGATAAAGTTTCCGGAAAACTTGTCGACAAAGAATATAGCGATTTTGAGTTCCCGTTGGCAACTATAGTTGATTTTTCGAGACCGAAAAGCATCACTAAAACACCAACGATTGGAAGTTCGGGAACGGTAAAAGAAATATTCGGGTTTGAGGATGCGAAAATTAGTATTCGCGGAATATGCATTGATGACCCGAGTCGAAAATCGTACAAGACAGCAAAGGAACAACAGGCTGCATTGTGGGCATTGAATGAAATAGCTGATTCACTGAGTATACTGAAGGGAAATATATTTCTCGAAAAGAATATAACACGTTTTGTGATGGAGGATATTCAGTTTAGTGCTGTGCAGGGTAAACCCGGTATGATCCAATTTGAGGTGCCGGCGGTAAGTGATGAGGATTTTTTGATTATGGATATTTAAACGCTGAATTATGACATTTGCTTTTTATGGAGAAATTGAATTTCCGGCTATCCGTAATCGGGCAAAAATAACGATACGAAAGTTTAGCAAGGTAAAGACAGAGTGTAGTTGGAAGAAATTGACTGATACGGCCAGTGTAACGCTGCCACGAAAGGTAAAAGATTTTGACCGGTACAAAGTGAATGATATTTTTCAGGCGGGCGACCCGGTGATTATTAAGTTAGGTTACGACGGTGATCTATTCGAAGAATTTAGTGGATATATTTTCAAGATAACTACCGGAGTACCGATAGAGATAACGCTTGAGAACGAAATGTACATGCTGAAGCGCGAAACGGTAAGTATAAGTAAAGCATCCTGCACGCTTAAACAATTACTCAATGAAATTGCACCGGGTTATACGGTTCTATGTGATAATACAGCTATCGGTTCGGTTCGCTACTCTAAAAAGTTGGTGAGCGAGATACTGGATGATCTGAAAAGTAAAATGGGTTTGTATACCTATTTCCGTGGCAAAACATTGGTTTGCGGGCGTACTTCGATAGATGGCGGTAAGCGTGTGAAGGTAGTGCTTGAGAAACAAGCCCAGGAAACGCTGAAAGAAAAAAATATCGAACAGGTATATGTTCGACTTGAGAGCCTTCAGCGCAACGGTAAAATGCTGAAAGGTGAGAAAGGTGAAAAGAAAGGTAATACTATCAACATCAAACAACCGAACCTCACCAAAATCGAAATACAAAAGATTGTTGATGATACTTACGATAAGGCAACAAAGCCGGGGCTGGATGGCGATTTGACACTTTTTGGTACTCCACGCCTTGAACATGGTATGGTGGTAGACTTGAAAAGTATGCTTTATCCCGAAAAGGATGGAGCTTATTATATCGACAGTGTAACAAAAACGGTGGAGATTGGACAAGGATATCGGCAGGTTGCTAAATTAGGCGACAAAACTAGTTAGACCCCCAACCCCCTAAAGGGGGCTTTAAGAAAAAAAACAACGGCGCATTTTAAGCGTCACTAAACGATTTTAGGGTTATGAGCTTGGAAACGGAGGCAAACGAATTTATGAGCCTATTTAAACGCCATTTAAACGGGTCTATGCAAGCGCAGATACGATGGGTAACATGCAAAACCGTTGACTGGGCTAAAAAGACAATGGTTGCCGATGGTGTGAGTGATGAATTGCCTTATTATGATGTTGCTATCGGATTTGGATCGGTAGATATTAAGCCGGCTATTGATAGCGATTGTTTGATCGCAATTTTGGAGGGTCAGGAGTCGGTTGCTTTTTTGATATATGCCGTGGAAGCTGAGTTGATGGAGTTCAATGGTGGTGAGAATGGTGGAATGACCAATACTAAGGAGTTGAAAACACAACTTGCAAAGCTCACAAAACGAGTAGATGACGTGATTAGTGCAATTAATGGAGCTCCGGTTGCAACACCGGCAGACGGTGGAGCGGCAGCGCAGACGTACACAAAAACAAAATTAGCTTTGATTACGAGTAAGGAGGATTTCAAGGATATTGAGGATTTAAAGATAACACATTAATACAATTCACCCCAAACCCCTAAAGGGGCTTAAGATATGAATAAGGATAGAAAAGGAATATTGTTGACACCTGATTTTGAACTGGCCATAAATGTGGTAAGGGATGAGAATGGTTTGATTACTTCGGGCTTGGTAGTTGGAAATTCAATTGATCAGGATGCGGTAATTATCCTGAAGCTTCAACAAGGCGATTTGAAAGAAGATCCTTTACTCGGTCCTGGTCTAACAAAATTTATCAGGGGTGGTGTTGATAAATCGCAAATTGATAATCGTATTCGTCAGCATTTTACGCGTGGTGGTATTGATTACGATGATTATAAGGATAGGATTCAAACAAGTATAAAATAACCCTCCCCCTTCGACGCTCCCCTTCGACTACGCTCAGGGAACGTTGGAGCGTGGGGATTAAAAACAATATTATGGCAGATTATAAAACAGCAATTAAGCGCATACTTCAGCATGAAGGCGGCTATGTAAATGACCCGAAAGATAACGGCGGTGAAACCTACAAAGGCATTAGCCGAAAGAACTGGCCGAAGTGGACGGGTTGGGCATTTGTGGATCATGCAAAGAAAACGCCCGGATTCGAAAAACAGTTGAATGCAAACGTGCAGCTTCAGGACTCTGTAATTTCTTTCTACAAGCGTGAGTTTTGGGATAAGATCGGCGGTGATATGATTGCCAGTCAGACCATATCAAATAATTTGGTAGATGCCGCAGTGAATGAGGGTATTCGCCCGGCAGTTAAGCGAGCTGAAAAAATAGTATTAATGGCCGAAAGCGGGGTGTTTAGTCCTGAGTTGGCCGAAAAATTGGGGGCTTTAGTATGAAAAAGTTTATTTTAGTATGCTTAGTATTCAGTTCGTTATATTTATTATTGATGTCATTTGATAGCTTGAGTGAAGGTTCAAATATAAATCATAGCATTGATTCAACGGATTACTACAAGGCTAAATGTGATACACTCACATTCCTGGCATCGCAGTACGAAAAGTTTCTTATTGATTATGAGAATGAACATACAGTTCTAAAGGATTCAATTAGCCGGTTGAACAAACGCCCAGTGATGACTGAGGCGCAATTTATACAACTGTACAAATACGATAGGCTGCTGAAGTATTACAAAATATGCAAGAAAAAACCAAGCCAGTGGAAATATTACAAGGGTTGGAGCATTCGAGTTTTTGAACAATAAATCATTTTGAGTTATGAATAATTACATTACAAGATTCCTTGCTGCCTACGAATACAATTCTTTTGAAGAATTTGTGTTGTCTATTTTTCCAACATTCAAGTATCATTTGCAGTGGCTTATGTTGCTTATATCAGCAACTTCCGGCACAATGAATTACTTTTTCGGAATGAAGCCGGCTTTAGCCTTCGCGATGGCTGTAGCGGTAATTATTGAGGTTTATACCGGGATAAAGGCAAGTAAAAAAGAGGGTAAGAAATTCGAGTCGTTCAAGTTCTCGCGCTGTGTGATTAAAATAGGCATTTGGCTATTGATACTGTACATTATTCATGCTTTCGAAAAAGAATACGAGTCCAGGACCAACCTTATACAAATGGCCGCTTATGCTTTCTTTAATTTCGTATACGTGGTTGCTCTTACAGGCTTTTTGGTCGAATACATTACTTCTATACTTGAGAATGTTGCCGTACTGCAAAACAAGCCCAAAACGCAAATAATTGAAGCCATTCAGGGTGGTTGGTCTAATTTGATAAACTCTATAAAACCAAAGAAAAATGAAAACTAAACTAAGATTATTACTCTCCATTTGCACAATTACGATTGTGTTACTGGTTTCTGCTATTCTTTTTAGCGGTTGCCGAACTACTAAACAATCGACTAAAACGAGCGCAGAAACGACTTTAAAGTCTGATTTGACAGCAAATCAAACCAATGCAGCTGCTTTGGATATTGAAAGTAAACTTTCAAAAACGGAAACCAACGACGGTAAAGTTACGAGTATTGATAACAGCATTGTCGATGAAGTCATTGAGGAAAACTCAACTAAAAACACTTTTTCGCCTCCTGATAGTACCGGTAAGCAATACCTGACATCACAGACGAATACTAATAAAAAGACTCATAGAGGTAAGCAAACAGCAATTAAAACGGCTGCTGAGATAAAGGCTAAAGCGGTAACTAATGCTCAGAATAATGACAAATCGGACTATAAATCCGAAGCGTCCGTAAAGGACAAAAGCAAGGCAACTGATAAAACAAAGGTTGATGATAAAAAGGAAACTGAAACGCAAACGCCTGGTTTTATTACTGCATTAGCTGTTATTCTCGGTTTAGCCGGTTGTTTTGGTATTTACTTGCTGTTTAAAAAGTATAAGGTTATTTGATTTTATCGCGAGGATCCACGCGATATCTTATTAGAAAAGTATTAGTATATGAAAGTCCTAGTCCTACAAGGTCAATCCATTTTTGATATCGCAGTTATATACCTCGGTTCTGCTGAAGGTGCTTATGCATTGGCTGCGTTCAATGGCATATCGGTAACCGATGTATTGATACCCGGACAGGAACTTGAATTACCACCGGTAGTGAGTCGTTCGATAGCTGAATACTATTCTAACAAAGGTTCTCAACCGGCTACCGCTTCCGAACAAAATACAGATGAACCGTTGAGGGTTTTTCCTCTTGAATTTCCAATCGAATTTTCATAATTATGGCACGCAGAACTTTCACCGAAATACTTACAGCTACCCGTCAAAGGTTTATTGAAAACCTGACTTTACAGGCCTATTATGGACTTGATGCATCACTGACGTGGGATGAACAATTTTCAAAGTCGAGTTTTGAAGGTGCATTGACTTATGTTTCTTCGTATGTCGTATTTCTGTACGAAAGCATTGTGTACGACAAAGCTGATGAGGTTATGGCTACCATTGCCACAGAACATGAGTTCTCAGTGCCCTGGTATGCCGATCTAGCGTTAGCTTTTCAGTTAGGTGATGAGGTAGTGTATAACGATACCACCCAAAAACACGACTATGCGGTTGTTGATGAGACTAAAAAAATAGTCAAATACTCACAAGTTCGTCGCAGGCAAATAAGTGGAGTTACAAAGCTTCAGGTATTTGCCACAAAGGCTAATAAAGTAGCACTCACGGTTGATGAGTTGAATGCATTTACGGCTTATGTAACCAAAAAAGGAGCTGCCGGCGATCATTTCCAATTCATATCCCTGGCACCTGATCAACTGGTACTAAATATGAAAGTGTATTATGATCCTCAGATACTCAAATCTACTGGCGAAAAGCTAAGCGACGGCACTAAGCCGGTTGATTTGGCCGTATCCGATTATTTGAATTCCATCAAATATGCCGGTGCGTTCAATCGTACCAAGCAAACAGATAGCATACAGTCGGCCGATGGTGTGATTGATGTCGTACTCGAAAACGTATTGCTTAACGGCGATTTAAACACCGATCGTGAATTTGAAAGTGCATCCGGTTTCTTTGTTGCCCAAACCATAAACGTAACTTATATATCAACCAATGCAGATTAACCTCATAAAACTGATTAGTGATCTATTGATGACGTTTACGCGTGACAATAGGTTGATTGAGATCATTCGTGTATTGATTTCGGAGGCTGAGATATCGTTTAATTACTTCAATCTACAAATGCCTGATTGGTTGTATAAAGCTAAAGCAAACGCCTCTATTGCATCGCTTGAGCATCATATTAAGCGTGAACTGGATGTAGATGTTCTTATCACAAATCTGGACGGAAAACCAATTGATTTTTTAGTGACTATTATCGGTTTTGGCGACAAAACATTGATATCAAAAATTATTGATACTTATGGACTAGCGGGACGGAGTTACGTTTTTGAAAATGGTGATATTACTTATTCGTGCGAGTTTATCAACCATGTATGCGAAAAACAATTAATAGACAATCTAGTAACAGGAGTACTAACAGAGAATTTGATTACTGTTACAAGTGCTCATCCTGTAGCATCTAATGTTACAGTTACTATTTCGGTAGCTACTGAAAGTGATAATCAAATTTTGACGCTAATAATTCCACATGATCAAACTACTGCTGTTTTAACCGGAACATTTGCATCGCAGGATATTGCCAATATAACTGATGTAAACCCCAATAGTGATAGTTTATATAATTATATATACTAATGAATACAGGAAAAGAAAGATCATTAACCATAAAGGTTGAAAAGAGATTAGGTGGTATTTTGCAACCGGGTTATCCGGTTATATACCAGGGAAGAAATCTGTTTTATTGGAATGAAATGATTTGGTCAGCAATTCCAATTGAGGAATTTCCATTTATGAGCGTTGCAGATTATAATGCTCGTTTGGCAGCATTCACAGCCTATGTAGAATCAATAGAATCAGGCTTAGTAATAGCAGAATCAATTATAGATGGTGGTGACGCCTATCGCGATAACTTAACAGCATGTCCAATCAGTTAAACAAAATAGTATGAGCATTCAATCTGTAAAAAACAAAATAGCTGCAATGGCAGCCAAAGTAGGGTTATATTCTATCTCTAAAGGTGACTTTTTCGGCACTCTGAACGATATGACCGATGAAATAAAAAAGGTCAATGATAATGTCAACTCAGTTGCAAAATCACTCATTTGGCAAGCTCCTGTGTCGGATGTTGCTGCATTGGCTACTACTTACCCAACACCAGTGCTTGGATGGGCTTCAATGGTTACATCGCTTGGGTTTGTGTATAGTTGGAATGGTACTGCATGGAAGGATACGGGGTTGAAAGCGTTTCCGGAGGATGTATTGCAAAAGACATCACAAACTTTGACTAGCATAGAAAAAAATCAGGTTAGACTTAATGCTGAATTAGCACGAGAAAATATTCAATTAAAAGGAATAAAAAGCTCTAATGATGACCAGTCGAGATTAATTTCATCGGCTATTATTAAATTTGATTTATTTGTTTCCGATGTCACTCACGAATACGGAATTGATACTTTTGGCTATTATGATGGCATCTTTTACGCAAATGTTTTTGACCTAACGACTAATACTCTTTTATTTTCAATAAATAGATCTTTTACCGAAGCTCCAACAGGGTTACAGGTGTTTGAAAATAATACAAGTAGCCTCAATTGGATGGTAAAATTTACTATTGACTGTGATGTTTGGGCAGGCTGGAGAGTTGGACATTCTGATGAAAGCAATCTTAAAATAATACCTAAAGATATAAAATCAGATGAGGCGTATTTATTCATTGATAAGTCAAATAAATTAGTATTGGATTCTCATTTTGCGGCTTTATCAAACAAGGGAATATTGCGTCCAAAATTTTATACAAACGTTCAATTTGATGATTATGCAGCAAGGTCTATTGAGTCGATAGCGTTATTCGTATCAGATGCGACGCATAATTATGCTATAACTCAATTCGGGTATATGGCATCTATTCAGGCGTTCTTGTTTGTAATTACCGACACAACATTAAACACAACGCTATGTGCTCAATACTTTGTGTTCGGTACCGCTCCAACAGGAATGCAGACATTCCAACTGTCTGGCGATGGATATTTCATCAAATGTATAGTTGATTGTGATAAATATTATTCTTTGTATGGAAATACCGACTCAGCTCTTTCAACAGCTGAAATAGGCGTTAAATGCATTGATATTAAATCGGATGAAGCCCGTGTTTATTTCAATACAATTACACCAAATGTTGACTCTATAGCCAAAGTAACAGATATAAACATTTTGAAGGTAATCGGTGAAACTTGGACTGACTTTTTGTATTCCAATTACGTCGGCTATAGTAAGCCATCTGATAAAGACTGTTATTTGAAATCGTTGGAGTTTACAGGATATAATACAGGAGTTACGACTGATACGTTGATTGAATTTAGTTTACTGACAATCGATCAACGAAATTGGTTATTGCCCAGATTGACTTTCACATTAAAACCGTCGTCAATTTCACCATGTATGAAATTCGATTTTACCGGCTTAAAGATTAAAAAATATGCTGGAGAGATTCTTATGGTTAGATGTATTCCTACTGCCAATACTCTTGTGTTCTCTTTATCCGATGATTCATTTGATGCTGATAATTTACTTGTCTATGGAGAACTAACCGGAACTGCCAATTATCATGCCACTAAGGGAGCGATCTATTGGAAAGAAGATGTACGTACTATAGATTCTACCTTTGCTGAAAATACAGAACTTTCAGCAGCTAAAGAAACCATATCAGCGTTAAATGCTCAGGTTGCAAAAATGAATGTAATTAAAGATTCTATCACAGGAACTAATTACAGACTCAAAGTGATAAACGGAAATATGTCAATATCATCCATGGAATATGCAAATGCATTGTTTATAGGACATTCTTACTTTAATGCAAGCGCTAATGGAGGTCTTGGAGTATCTGTAGAGCAGAACGATATTCCTCACTTAATGCTATCAACAATGAACTCTCAGCATACAATTTCAACTACTCCGAACATTCAGGGTGGTGTAGACTTTGAACGTGGATATGATACCTATGACTTAACCTTATGGGATGTATCTCTTGTAACTACATTAAAAACTATTGTTATCTGTTTAGGTGCAAATGCAACATACAGTTCAACAATGCAAGCTAGATGGGAGGCAATGATTAATCACGTAAAAAGCAGGTGCCCAAATGCTGATATATACTGTTCGGACGCATGGTGCGGTGGAGATGTTCATACTGCTATAAAAAACGCATGTTTAAACACAGCGGTTACATACGTGGACATGAACGGTAGCGGATATTTACCTACAACGAAATTTAGCTTGGGTGATTATACATATAATCCTATAGATGGATACCAACCTATCACTAATACAGGCGTTGCTGCACATCCTAACGATTTTGGGTCTGCCATGATAACTGATGCTTACCTTGATGCTATGTCATATAATAAGACAACTAAACACAATATAATAATCAATAAATCAGGTATTGGAACAATTACAACAGCTTCGTTGGTTTGGCTTGAAAATGGGATTGTATCCTTGAAAATAACCGGAATATTATCTACAATTTCGGCAGTTGATTCCAATGGTGCTACTATTACATTAACTTCAAGAACTAATGCATACGGAAGTTATAGAACATTTATAATGCCAGATTCAGACGTTATCATTACTGCTGTATTTATTTGATATTACAATAATGGTGGAGGCTTTTAAAAGCCCCTAGTCATCTTGGAGACTCTGACCTCTCCAAAACATAAATGCGACGTACCGCAACCCAGGGGCATAAAATGTCCTATGGTGCGGTACGTCGCATATTTTATTACTGTCAGAGGCTACAAAAGTAGCAATTATTAATTATATATGAAAATGAAAACAAAAAATTACACACAAGCCCCGCTGCCGTTTCAGGGTCAAAAACGGCGGTTTTTATCAGAGTTTAAAGCAGCTTTAAACGGCTTTAGAAGTGCACCACTATTCGTAGATTTGTTCGGTGGTAGTGGTTTGCTCAGTCACACCGTGAAGCAACTGTACCCGGGTGCAACGGTTGTTTACAATGATTTTGACGACTATCATTTGAGGTTGGCAAACATAGAACGCACCAACGCGCTGCTGGCTCAGTTTCGCGTTATATTATCAGGTGAGTTACCTGATAAGATAATCAGCAAAGAGGACAAAGCGGCCATCTTAAAGGCCATACAAGCGGAACAAAAGCGCAGCGGGTATATTGATTATATCACTATCTCGTCAAGCCTGTTGTTCTCAATGAACTACGCCACAAATTACGATGATATGGCCAAACAAACCATGTACAATTGCGTGCGAAAGAATGATTATGAAGATGCCAGGGACTACCTTCAGGGCGTAGAGATCGTAAAGCAAGATTATAGGGAATTATTCGAACGATATAAACATATTACTGGCGTTGTGTTCCTGGTCGACCCGCCGTACCTGAGCACTGATTGTACTACCTATTCAAGTTACTGGCGGTTGGGTAACTACCTTGATGTGCTTACAGTTCTGAAGGGAACGAGTTACTTTTACTTCACTTCGAATAAAAGCAGCATCATTGAGTTCACCGACTGGGTAGAAAAGAATCTAGGGGCTGATAATCCGTTTACCGGTGCAACTAAGAAAGAAGTGGCTGCACGAATGAATCATAATGCCGGGTATACTGATATAATGCTTTATAAACGTGTTTAAATAACAAAAGGCAGCCGTGTGGCTGCCTTTTGTTTGTTACATTGAAATTGTCCAGATACTTTCACCGACTTTTTTGAACATTAAATGTTGTTCACCGATATTGTATGTTTGATAACCAACTTTTATAATATCATCTTCAGTTGCAGTTGGATTAATGAATTTTTTCCAAAAAGGGAACAAATCTAAGAACTTACCTTGAGTAAATTTTACTGTGTACTGAGTTGTCCCTTTAATTTCTAAGTCTTTGTTTTCACCGATGACAGTTGTATTTACTAATACCGGTATTACGTCTGTACTATCGTTTACATTTACATATTTCACGATATAAGAAGTCTTAGCATCTCTATGCCTGTTTATTGATTGAAATTTGAACGTTCGTTTTGCATTTGAAACGATACTATCAGTCGTTTGTCGTACATCATTGATGTTTTTAAATGCGAACTGAAGCGTTTGTGCACTGCAAATGAATGCAATTGATAGGAAGAAAAGAGTTAGTTTTGTTTTCATAGATT